GGTTTTGGTCAATCACAGATAGGAGTATACACTATACCTGCAGGTAAGACGGGGTATTTAACGCAGTGGACCATGGGATGTAGCCGATATAATGAAGGGGTAAATGCCTTTATTTATATAAGACCAATTAACGGGAACGGTACTACATCTATATTAGATAATGTCTTCTTTGTCGGTAATACGATAAAAGATTATAAAGTACCACTACCTCTAGAAGAGAAAACCGATATCGAAATCAGAGCATATAACAGCGCAACTGGCGTACCTGTCAACACTACGTTTAATATAATCTTAGTAGATAATTAATGTAAGGTAGTAAAGTTGTATATTAATAATAAATAATTGTATGCCCGGTATTAATACAGACGTAGGAGAAATTGCAGAAGATGATGTCGCAATACAAGGTAATAATCCTAATATGCAGGCTACTTCAGATAAAGGTAGTATATTAGCTGTAAGATATATTAAAGATGATGAGTTTGGTACGACAAATATAACATCTGTTGCATTAAAAAATTGGTTTGTAGATTATGTTGGTACTTTAGGTAAATTTAATAAACAAAGAACTGATGATGAAAATATTAAATGGGGTGATTATAAAGGAGCCACTATTCTTGGTTTTAAAGTGGAAGCTATAAATGAAGTAGCAGAAAAGTATCAACGCAATAACAATGCTAGGTTACGTATTACACCTATCAACGGTTCAACAAATAACTTTAATGTCGTTGTTGGTGGTTGGTCTTCAACATCAAATGGTGCACCTGTCGTTTCAGATGGGTTTAACGCACAAGGGAGTGTTCGATCTGTAACTATCCAGGACCTAACAACTGGTGTTAATATTTCTATGACCTGGACACCAGGTTATGGTCAAGGTAGCAGTTCAATAAGATCTTCAAACACAACTGGAAGTCCAGAACTAATATTTCCTTTTACATGGATCGGTGATCATGAAACTACTTATAGTGAACCGCTGTACTTTTTTATGGGACCGCAATCAACTAGATTATACGGTGCAGGTTACCCGAACTAGACCATATATTGTAGGTTACCTGGCTAATTAGACAGACTACTATATAAGTTGTTTTTAATTTTTTTTTGCATAAAATATATTATGTCGCAATCAGCATTTATAGACAACCTTAATAAGGAATTGCATAAGTATATTTGTAGAGTTACAATAGGTAATAGTAAATTACTATATACAAAGTTAAAAAGGTATCCAATTACAGAATGTACTAATAATTATATATCAATGTATAATTTAATTACTGATGAATGTGATCATATTAAAAAAATAGATATAACACACTTTGAAATTATAGACACAAATATTATTAATAACATTAAAAAGGAAACTAGTTTTATTAAAAAATATAAGCTGTTATATAAAAAAGTGATTGATAATGTAATTTCGAAAGATTTGTTTTATGGTACAGTTTTAAATAAAACTATTGTTGATTACGATATATCAGAGTCGATGGGTGATTTTGACTTTAATCTGGATATAAATATTTTAAAAGGTGGTGATATACCAAAAAATAAATTTGAATTACTTAAACAATCATTCATTAAAATAGTTAAAAATATTTCAGATAAAAATAAAGCAGAATTACAAAATTTAAAAAAGGATTGTGAAACTGAAGAAGATAAAGAAGATATTGATACTATAATGGAGATGTTCGACGATTGTATTGAAGAAATTGATTTTAGTGGTGTAAAAAAATTGAAAGATTTATTGGAGTGTTGGCCTCCTTTACTCATGCCGTATCCTGAATCTATACATAAACTTATAGATCTACATATAACTGATGATGAGCCGGTATTTAATAAAATTGATGAGTTCAAACAAATTGTTAATACTATCGATGATCATAATATTATAAAGGAATTTATTGAAATATTAGGTAAAGAAAAAAATAATATATCTGAAGATATGTTTATCGAATATAACAAGATTTTAGAAGATATATTAGACGTTACAAATATTCAAAATGAACTTTAATTATTCGAGTGTTGATAGTTTTAATATAGACTATTCCACTAAAAGATGTAATCGAGCTAAATTAGATACCGGTTTTCATTGCAACTATCATTGTGAATTTTGTTATTATATAAACGATTTAGATAAAAAAACTCCATATGAAACTATTAAAAAGCGTATTGATATATTACATAAATACGGTATATCAGAAGTAGATTTATCAGGTGGTGAAAGTTCTATACATAAAGATTGGTTTAAAATATTAGACTATTGTAATGATAAGTTCGATAATATAAGTTGTTTAAGTAACGGTTCTGTATTTTCGAATGAAAAATTTCTAATTAAATCTAAAGAACATGGGTTAACTGAAATACTTTTTAGTTTACATGGTTATAATGAAGAGGTTCATGATGATATTGTAGATCGAAAGGGTGGTTGGAAGAAGATTAATAAAGCTATAGAGCTTTGCGGTAAACACGGTATAAAGGTAAGAATTAACTGTACAGTATATCAAAAGAACTATAAGGGATTGATAGCTTACGCTGATGTTATTAAGAGGATACAACCATATCAAGTTAATTTTTTAACACTCAATTACTGGGATGATAACAAAACGTTTGAACCAATTGACAACTATAGTGCGCTGACAGATAATATTAAAAAATGTATTGATTTAATTGTAGACCATACAACTTACATTAACGTACGATATACCCCTTATTGTTTTATGAAAGGATATGAAAAGTATGTTTGTAATCAGTACCAGCATATATACGACGTTTATGACTGGAATAAAGAAATATATGATTATGATGTAGATTTATCTAAAACATATACACATAATGAAAAGATAGAATTAGGTTATATAAAAGCCAAACATGATAGGCTAAAGGACTATAAAAAACCTATAGAGTGCTTAAAGTGTAAGTATTTTTATATTTGCGATGGTATTGAAAATCAATTAGATATGAAAGTCTACCCAGAAAAGGGTAAGAAAATAAAAGATGTAAATTATTACAGAAAAAACTTTTATAAATGAAATATCTTAAATTAGATAAAAATTACGATTTATATATAACAATGACTTGGAGTGGTGATACCAATCACGGTATTTCTGGTCATTTATATGAAATTATAGAATATTTTGTTCTATTAAAAGATCATATGAAGATTGGTATATTAATATGTGAAGATATGTCATGGGATATAATTGAAAAAGCATTACATACAAAGTATGATTTAGATAAAAGTGTTATAGATGATATTAAAAAAAATACCTTTTTCGAATATCGACCTAAATATGTAATAGGTAAAAATATACTTTTTGTAGATGGTGGGTTTACCCGTACAATGTTAAGATACGGGGTTGCTCTTTCTTTTAAAAATATTTTTTCATTTAGATGTTCTAATAAAGATTACCACTATAATTTACCTTATAAAAATATAACTCTATTGCAGGATAATAGAGTATATAATGATGAAGATACTAAAATATCTGTTAACTATAAAAAGAAGATAAAGTTTGATATTTTTAAAAAGAGTGAAAGTATTAAAACTGAAACTGCATTATTATATATAACATCTAACTGTAGGAAGATTTGTGATGATTATCTATTAGATGTTATAATGCAATATAAGTATAAAAATTATATTATTCTTACAAATGAAAATGAAAAATATAAAAAACTATTTAGTTTATTAAAAAATGTTACATTCCCTAAATTACCTGTTGATGACATTTTTAAAAAGTTTGACGCGTATATATATACACCTACTCATTTAGAAGGTAATATAAAAATAAATTCTTTTGATTGTAGCCCACGTTTTATAGCTGAATGTAAATTTTATAATAAGCAAATAATTTACCATGATGTTGATGATAATTATATCAATATTGATACCGGGTTAAAATATCGTAAATATGATATAGAATATAACTTTAAAAGTATTTTTTTAAATAAAAATGATGATATAATTAAAATTATTAAAGATAGAATATGAAGCATTGTAATAAAGATATAATTGAAGCGGGTAATAAAGATTATAATATAAAAACCTTTACATGGCATTTAATAGATGTATGTAACCAAGCTTGTACATATTGCAATGAAGGCTTTGGTACAGATGAAACCAGACCAAAATCTTCTTTTTTTAAGAATAATCAACAAAATCAATCATATAAAAATGTTTTAAAAAGGTTAAAAATAAAGACATTAGGTAAATATGAAGTAGATTTATTAGGTGGCGAACCAACTTTACATAATAATTTATATGAAATAATTCAAATTTTAAATTCATATGAAAATTGTATAGAAATTAGTTTAATAACAAATCTTAAAAAAAATATAAGTTATTATGAAGCATTTAATAATAAAGATTGTAGTAAACTTCTAATATGCCCGTCAGTTCATATGGAATATTATGATGAAAGTATATTAGAAAAAATTATAAAAATACACGAGTTTGAATATATAAAAATTATACCTATAATAATGATTCATGATAATAAAAAATATTATGAAAAAAATAAAGAATTAATTAAAAGTTTAATACAAAAAGATATTGAATTTACAGTTAGTTTTTTAACCGATTGTTATGAATATAATGTAAATTATGATAAAGATTTTCTAAGTGAAATGAAAGATTTTGCTAAAAAAGATAACAATAGATATATGTTTAAAACAAATGATAATAAAACATATAATTTAAATAAACATTCTATTTACAATAATAAATTGACAAAATTTTATGGTTGGAAATGTACACCTTTAAGATACAAAATAACTCACTTTGGTGCAATATTTAATGATTGTACTAAAAAGCCATTGAATATAACTGGAAAGGCAGAGTGTGTGGAATGCCCTTTATCAAATTGCGGTTGTGATATACAGTGGAATTATTACAAACAAAAGGTATGAATAATTTAGAAATAATAAAAAGTTTTGAAATTGTTAAAACTGAAGAATGGCCTGATTATGATTTGAAAATTACTTTAAAACCTTGTTTTAGATGTAATCACCGGTGTTGGTTTTGTGATGAATACGATAATAAGACTAAAACATGGACTAAAGAACAGTGTGATAATGTTTTAGATAAACTTGCTGAAATACCAAAAAGTAAGAAAAAAATATTTTTTTATTTTTACGGTGGTGAACCGACTTTAAGTAAATATTGGGAATATTTAAATTATAGAATTGTTGAACTTTTCCCTGAAAGAGAATTATTTTTACAAACCCATACAAATTTAAGTTTATCTACTAGTAGATTAGAAAAATTTCTTAAAGAAATTAATAGAATAAAAACCACAAACCATACTGTTAATATATGTAACAGCTATCATATAGGTAAACAAACAGTTGAAGAATATGTTAAAAAAATGGATATATGCAAAAAATATAGCAGTCTTGGTTATTGTTTTTTTAGTACCGAAATACCTAAAAAAGAACAAATGCTTAAAGAGCTTCATTTTATTGCTAAAAAGTACCCTAAAAAATTAATTATGAAATTTACTGAAATAGAAAATTTATCATTACACAATTATAAAGGATATGAAAAATTTAAAGATGATGATTATTTAATAGGCAAGGATAACGGTAAAAGTTTGGAGTATAGATATTGGATGAAATACTACCCTGAATTAAGAATGTATTTTGAAAAGGGTTGGGATTTTATTATAGATGGTGATAAAGTAATTAATTACTCTGACGTTAAAGGTAATAATATTCATAAGAATTTCAAATATATGAAATGTGAAAGTGGTAAAAAAAATATTGTTATTGACTACACTTTAAAAATATACCGATGTAATGATTACAATTATAAGAATATAAAGCCGTTAAGTTTACATGAGTTAGATTTTAAAACGTATTTAAGTAAGTGTGAGATTTGTTTACTTAATGCTTGCTTTGACGGGTTAGATTTTAAAAAGGTAAAATTATGAAGTTATCAATTTTAATTTTAACTCACAACAGACCACTTTTATTTAAAAGATGTATTAAAAGTATATTAGATAATTTACCTCAATATGATATTGAAATTATTGTTAATAATGATAGTAATGATATAACTGAAGTATATAAAAATAATGTTAATATTTCTTATTTTTATAAAAAACATAAGAAACTAACAGATACATATAAATTTTTATTTAATAAAAGTTGTGGAGATTTTGTTTTCTTTCTTGAGGATGATGATTATATAAAATCTAATTTTTTTAAATTTTTAGATTATAATTATGATGTTAATTTTTTAAATTATATATCAAAAGATATTATAACTAATAAACAAAACATAAAAGTATACTATGAAAGGTTTTTTAAAAAATTTAGAAATTATAAAAACGTCAATATTCTTTCTGATTTTTTAAAAAAATATGACCATACTGACTTTCAATTGAGTCAAATAGTTTTTAAGAGAAATGGTATTAAGTATTGGCCTAGAGATGATGACATTAATAATGATTATAAAATATTCAGCTCTTTACAACTCAAAAGCATTCTTTATATTTGCAAGCCTGTTTGGATTCAAACTACAGATGGTCTAGATAATATTAGTTTTGATAAATATAACACTGATTTAAGATTTAAAAAATGAACAATAAACCAGACTTCATAAAACAATATGATATAAAGCATAAAATACAGAGACTATATGTACATTGGGATGTTAGTACACAGTGTAATTTTAAATGTACCTATTGTTATGCTATGAAAGAGTATGGTGATGAATGGGGTAAAATAGATGACTGGCAGAAACAACAACATGTTATAAAAAATATTGCTCGAGCAAAATTACCTGTATTTCTTGGGTTGTTAGGAGGTGAACCGACAATCCATCCACATTACCCTGAGTTGATAGAAAAATGTTTAGAAGCAGTAAAGAAACATACAGATGGTAGGTTATATATAACTACAAACGGTTCAAATAAAAATAGTATTTTTAAAAATCATCAATATGATGATAAATTATATTTTCTTTTTAGCTTTCACCCGGAATATGAATTTAAATATAAGAAAGGTTTTGAAATACTTTTAAAAAATATTGATACTGCTGTTAGCAGAGGGTTTAAAGTAAAAATAAATGTAATGCTTCATTATAATGAAAAACTTTGGCAGAAAACGCATGATTTTGTTGATAAATTAGAAAAATACGGTGATAAAATCAATATACATCCACATTTTTTGTATGCAGATGGGGATGTACATAAATTAGAAAATTATAGTGAAAGATTTTATAAAGAATTTGAAAGATTTAAAGATTACCCAGATTATTTTACATTTGAAGATAAATTAGGTAATAAAAAAATGTATAATGATTATAATATTTTTGAAAATGAATTTACTAATTTTAAAAATTGGGATTGCTGGAATAATAATTATGAAATATCATATACCGGTGTAGTTCATCGAGTATGTTTTGAAGAAAGAAAAGATTTATTAACAAATCCGTTCTTTTTTAGAGATATAGGTAGAGTTTGTGCTGTATCTTGCCCTCATACAAGCTGTAATTGTGATGGGTTATTAAAGATATTTAAAGAAAAGAAACAAAATGCATAATTATAAGACAGTCGGGGTAGAGCAGGATATATTTACTATAGAAGTTAGATTAACATCAAAATGTAATTATAATTGCTACTACTGCACTGATCTCCATTATAATAAAGTACCATTTGTTATACATAATGTAAAACATATATGCGAGCTTATAAATACAGCATATGAACATTTAAATAAGCCTATATATATGTATATATACGGAGGTGAACCGACAATATACCCATACCTCTTTGATTATATAGATGGTTTATTTGAAGGGGTTAATAAAAATGTTAAATTTACATTTGATATACAATCTAATCTTGCTCTTAAAAATGATTGGTGGGAAAAATTCTGTAAGAGATATTCAAACAATAAACAAACAATGAAAGTGTGTGGTAGCTACCATAATACACAAACAAATATATCTACGTTTATTAAAAAAGCAATAATATTAAAAAAATATGGTATGCTTAACATGCTATCGTTTATGTATAACAGTAAAAAAGATGTTATGAAAGATTTTAAATTTGCAACAAAAATTATCGGTACTGATCATTGCGAAGTATGCCCTTTAATTGATAGTAAGGTTTCACAACCAATAGAGAGTGATATAGCCGAAGTATCATATATTGAAAAAAATGAAGATATAAACGAATTGAAACAACATAGTTTCTTTTTTGACGATACAATACCGGTGGATAATCAAAAAAGATCTAGATTTAGTTTTTGGCTTGAAAATGATAATACATTTACTGGTTATAGATGCAATGCACCTTTAGATAGAATTGTAGTCGACTGGGATGGTAGTTCTTTCTTTTGTGAAAGTCATCTCTTTTCAGATACACCACCGGTATTTAATATTAATAATAAAAATAATTATACTAAATATTTTAGTAATTTAAAACCAACTATATGCAAGTTTAAAAAGTGTTTCTTTAACATAGAAAGTAAAAAAATAAATATTGGTAATAAAGTGTCTAAATTATCTAAACTTAGTAAAGAAAATAGTACAGAAAGAAAAATATGTTAAATTTAAGCGTAAATTTACACGAAAAAAGAGAAAATATCATTTTTGTTAATAGAAAGAAACTATTTCTTAAATGTAAAATACAACCACGTCTATATGATTTTCAAAAAGCATATTTTGAAAATTATTATGATCATACAAAAGCTAAATTTCTATTAAAATATCATTCTATAACTCGTGATTATTTATATTTTGAATTTCCATTTAATTCAGCATTACATCTTACATTTTGTAATGAATATAATTTTATTACAAAAATATGTAAATTATCTAATTTAATCTTGAATAAACAAATAAAAGAATTAGATGTAAATCATCCATTTATATTACAGGCAAAGCAATTATACGATGATAAACATTTAATTAAAGATAATTCAATTTTAAAATATCTTGAAGAATATACAAAATCACCTGAAAATAAAAAGTTCTATACAAATGTTATTACAGAATTATCAGTAGATAATTTAATGTATAATAAATATAGTAATCAATATTTTTTTATAGATTATAATGCATATGGTATAACTGATGATGAAATGCAACAAATATCATTCGATGATCAAATATATCGAGTGTAATAATTAATAGATTTTAATATGATACATCCAACAAAATATAAAATTTTAGAGAGTACAGGTATACAAGGTATTTATGACTTTGGAAATGAGGAATTTTATGAAATAACATTTCGTATAACAGATTATTGTAATTATGATTGTAGTTATTGTCATTGGAAATACGGTAACCATTATAATTTTGATGATATTAAAGCATCAATTACAAAAGCAATAGAAAATATAAATCATAATAATTTTCGTATTTATTTTCACGGAGGAGAGGCAACAACTCATCCAAAATGTAGAGATATTATCGATTATGTATTTACTCTTGATGCAAATATTATAGTTGAATTTCAAACTAACCTATCAGTTGGTAAAAAATATATACAAACTTTAATAGATCGATATAAAGATCAAAAGTTTGAAGTTAATGTATCATACCACCATAAATTCGTAAAAGATTTTAAAAACTTAAAAGAAAAAATAGATTTAATATATAATAATGGAATGTTAGGTAAAATAGATATTATGCTTGAACATGATATTAACCATGTTAACAATATTATTAAAAATAGTAAAGATCTTCTACAAGAACCATATAAAAATAAAATTGAATTAATACATGGATTCATTGATTTTGAAAATACAACAAATATGTATCAGTTATTTATAAATGAATATTGTAAAGGGGTGTATGAAGAAAACTATGAAATAACACACGAAGATGGTATAAAAAAAATTCACGATACTAATGATCTATATCAAGATGGTATTTCGTTTCAAGGTTGGAAGTGTGCTGTGGGTAAAAAGTACATTATACTCAACGGTAATGGTGATTTTTATATGTGTGCTTCAAATTCATTAGATACAAAACCTGCAGGTAATATATTAAAAAATACTATTTTATTTAAAATTAAAGCTAATAATTATACAAAATGTAAGTGGAATTGCTGTAAAGGTGAGTTTTATATTGAAAAATATAAATAAAAAGCTGAAACATAATGTCAAGTTGATAAAACTGTTTTTAATGATATATATATATATTATTATGAATAATATAGTTACAGAGCTAGTTAAATATTCATTTGATAAAAAACTAACACATGTACCATCAGCACTTTCAATGTTAACGTACATTGAAGCTCTTTTTCAAAATAAAATTGTTGTACCATACCGTGATAAGATTGTACTAGGAAAGCCTTTTGGTTCTCAAGCATATTATTTAATCTGGAAAAAATTAGGTTACCTTGAAAATATTGAAAATCTTTCTGTAGGTGTAAAACATAATGAAATTGATTTTGTTGATTATAGTGAGGAAACGATGGGAAATGCTCTCGGGGTTGGGGCTGGTATTGCAATTGCTAACCCTACACATAAAGTTTGGGTAAATATAACCGATGCAACATTGCAAATGGGTAGTACCCTTGAAGCAATTCAATATATAGGTCATAATAGTGTTAATAATATATTTGTCACTGTTGACTATAATAATTATCAGGTTACTGGTAAGACGTCAGATGTTCTTGATACAACTGCAGTTATAAGTTTTATGAAAAATAATGGTTGGAATGTTATTACTGTTAATGGTCATGATATAAATGATATAAAAAATGCGTTTGTAATGCAGAAAAGACAAGGTAAAAACAAGCCAAGTGTTATTATATTTGTAACAGTTAAAGGATACGGGGTTAATTATATGCAAAACGACCCGGTCCAATGGCATTATAAACCAATTGAACAGTTATGAGATTTAATATAGCAGGAGCATTTAGCAAAAGTAAAGAACTAAGATTATATTTCTTTAATAATAAAAATATTATTAAAAATTTTGATATTACAGTTTATGATGGTATTAATAATTGCTCATGGAACGGTGGTCGTATTAATAGAGATATATGTTACGATGATAAAGTTATTAATTTTTACTATCGGAATAATATCTCAATTGCACTTACATTTACAAACCCTGTTATTGATCTTACAGATAAAACGGGTAACGAATTACTTAAAAAGTTCCATAAAAAAGGTAATGTTATTATTACTGCAAATGAAACGTTACTCAATTACATCAAAGAAAAATATCCTTTATATAAACATACGAGATCAATTACAAGTTTTGGTAAGATAAACGTTCCAATGACAGATGATGATTTTAATTTATATAAACGACTTGAAAAACTATATGATTATATTGTACCTAGGTGTGAACATATATTTGATAAAAGATTTATAGATTTAGACCAAAATAAGTATGAAATTATGCTTAATGATACATGTATTTATAATTGCCCGTATTACGGTATACATTTTGAAGAAATTGCTAAACAAAATAGACTTTATAAAAAACCATGGGTTGATGCAGGTCAAAAAGAGATGTATGAAGTAGAAGAGTGTTGGTTATCTGAAAGATCTACATATAAAAAACCGAAAGGGTTTGATCCGAATATTGGTCAAGAAAAGGTTATTAAAAAATTAGGAGATTCTTATGGAATGGATTTAAAAACATCTCAAATTAAGCAACTTATTAAACAAGGTGTAAATAACTTTAAAATTACTGGTCGTGAAATGACATTTGAGGATTTTTCAAGTGAACTTAATATTTATCTTAAAGACGTTTATAATTAAAATGAGAAATACATTAGATACATTTTTATCAAAATATAACAACCCAAATTTATATTTTTTACATGCAGATATGTGGGGGTTTAAAAAGTTTAAATTAAAATATCCAGAAAGGTGTCTTAATTTTGGTATACAAGAAACAAATATGGTTAATGTTGCTGGTGGTTTGGCTAGTCAAGGTAAAAAAGTTATTATATATGGTGTTGCTGGGTTTGTATATCAAAGAGGTTATGAGCAATTAAAATTTAGTGTGGTAAATTTCGGTAAAAATGTTACATTCGTCAATGCAGGTGCAAATGGGTGTTATAGTAAATGTGGTATTGGGCATCTACCTGATGACGATTATAAACTAATGAATGCTCTCAATGTTAATTGTCATGAACCGACAACTCGTTCAGAATTTCTTAATACTTTAACACAAAGTATAAGAGATACAGATACAAATTTTATAAGATTAGGTTGGGATAACTGTAAATGGTAAAAAAATTTATTAAAGCTGGTCACGATGATTATAATAGTATTTTTTTCTCATGGCAATTGATAGATAAATGTCAATACAATTGTACATACTGTAGTTCTGTAAATTATAATCTTAATACATTTGATAAGAAAAATTTAAAAGTATGGAAACCTTTTATAAAAATGTTACATACCAAGCGTCTTGGTATATCATTTACGATCGAATTATTAGGAGGTGAACCTACAATACACCCAGATATACATGAAATTATAAAAGAGTTATCTAACAATAAAAACTGCACTAGTATTGATATGATTACTAATTTAGCTAAACCTTTCAATTTTTATAAAAAGTTTTATTCAGAGGAATCTAAAAATAAACTTAGATTAATAACATCCTATCACCCCGAATATCATAATACTTCATTTACAGAAAAAATAATAAAATTACATAATTTAGGTATGGATGTAAACCCTTCAATAAATTTACATGATAAACCACAATTGTGGGGTAAAACTATGTTAACAATTAATACACTCAAAAAAAATAATATCCATATCGATGTTAATTTGTTGTTTGAGGTAGAAGATGGTATTAATAAAGGTTATAAGCCTAATTATACAGATGAGTTTTTTAAAAAATTTGATAATATATTGAAAAATGATAAACTAAACACACCATGTAGACTAAATGAAAAAGCTAGCCCGTTAAAATCTAGTAAACAATGTGATGATGATATTAGTAGTAATTTAACAACTGGTCATGAAAATATACCTTACCAAGATGAAGCAGGTAAATATTATTATACTGAAAAAGAAATAGTGGTAAATGACTATGCAAAATTTAAAGGTTGGAATTGCAAACCTATGATATATAACGTTAATATGGATTGTATCATAGAAAATGGTTGTACAGGTGAACGAATATCATTGTTAGAGTTAACTAAAAAAAATCTAACAAAATGCGTTAAATGTCCGCTAGAACGGTGTGATTGTTCGACAAAATTCTTATTTCCTAAATATATTGATAATATAAAATGAAAAAAATAAATAATCAAAACATTAATATTAATAATATTAAAGAAGCTGGTGATGAAAAATATGATTTAATTACATTTTCATGGAATCTTATAGATATATGCCAATATAGGTGTAGTTATTGCAGTGCAATGAATTTTAATCTTAATACATTTAAGACTAAACCACATCTTATTAAAGCATGGAAGAATACTATTAAATCGATAAAACTAATGGTTAAGACGCCATATTCTGTTGAAATACTCGGTGGTGAACCGACGTTGCACCCAGATATCGAAGATATTATTTCAGAATTATGTAAACATAAATATTGTATACAGGTTGATTTAATTACTAATTTAGCAAAGCCTTATGATTTTTATAAAAAGTTTGATGTTAAAGAAAATAATAAACTTACAATAGAAGCTTCTTATCACCCTGAATACTGTGGTGAAAAGTATATTCAAAAAGTTATTGACTTAAATAAAAATTTAGAAAATTTAAGTATATTCCCGAATATTAATCTACCTGATAATAAAAAATATTGGAAACAGACGAAAGATCTTATCGATAGATTTAAAGATAACGATGTATTCGTTAATCTCAATTTTTTGCAAAGCGTAGAAAGTGGTGTTATTGGGGGTTGGTCTCCGAAATATCAAGATGATTTTTGGACGTATTTTCATGATTATATTACACCTACAAAAAAAATAAAATCAAATTACGGTAAAGGTGTAGGTATTAAAAATGCAACAAAATATCTAAAAGAACATGTAGGTGAAATAACAACTAATATTAAATACATCGATAATAATGATAACCAATATATTTTAACAGAAGGTGATATTAATAGATATGAACTTAATAAATTTAAAGGTTGGAGTTGTAAGTCATTAATGTATGTCATTAATATGGATGGTACAATACAAAATATTTGTTCTGAAGAAATTATACCAGTTCATAAACTCAATAAAACTTTTTTAACTAGTTGTATGACATGTGTTCTTGATAAGTGTAAATGTGATACGATGTTTGCTTTTCATAAAACTAACCCAAAGTATATAAAATGATAACTAACATATTTACTGGAGCGGAAAGAGGGTTTTTAGGGGGTAATTTAAAAAAACAAACCAGAGGTATTAACATTGATTATGGTAATATATTACAATATAACTACAATAGTTGTAATAATTTATTTCACTTTGCTGGTCCGAGTGATGACTTTGATTTCCATAATAGTGAAAAGGTAGTAGATACAATTGTAAATGGTACTATTAATATGGTTAGACTTGCTCAGCAATCGAATGCTAAGCTTATATTCGCTAGTACTAAAGGTGTTGAATTACCTGAAAATATTTACTGTTACAGTAAATTACTAATGGAAAAATACATTCAATATAATTATGATGATTGGGTAATATTAAGAATACCTCGTGTATATGGTAAAACGAGGAATAAAGGGTTGATGAAAAAACTTAGATTGAATATGGTTAGCGATAACGATATGTGCAAAAAAATTGAATATATAACATTAGATAGTTTTATTAACCAAACTTTAAAAGTTGTAAATCAACGTAATATAATATATAATTATAATAATACTCGCGTTAATACAATACGTGAAATTAAAGATTTATATACATGAAAATTTTAATAACTGGTGGTAATGGATTTATAGGTAAAGCTCTATCAACTAAGCTACATAGCTTAGGTTATATAGTTACCGCTATCGATAAAACTACTAATAAAAATAAATTACCATATAGATATATATCATATGATTTAACAAATAACGGTGATACTTTAGAAAAAGAGATTAGTGAGTGTGATATTATTTTTCATTTAGCCAGTCCTGTTGGTATTAATCGAATTGATAATGAATCAGATACATTTTTAAATGATATGTTAAAAATAAATTTAAATGTATTTAATTTAGTAAAAAAATATGATAAAAAAATATATTTCAGTAGTACATCAGAAGTATATCATAATACTACTTTAGCAAATGAAACAGATAATTTAACTATAGGTTGCCCTGATAAATCTAGATGGGGATATGCATCTGGTAAATTAACATCAGAATTTTTATGTAAATCTTTATGCACTAATAGTATAATAATGAGATTTTTTAATGTCACAGGTATTGGCGATGATAAAGGAGTTTTATTCAAAATGGTTAATGCTATTAAAAATAATAACGATATTAATATATATGGTACCGGTGATCAGTGTAGAACATTTTGTGATATTAAAGATGCTGTTAATTTTATGTCAGAATTAATAACGCGTGATGTATATATTGGAGATATTTTTAATATTGGTAATGAAAATAATATGATATGTATTAATGACTTAGCTAAAATATGCATGGGTATATCAAAAACAGATGTTAATATTTTATACAAAAAATATAATGAAGTATTTTCTGATAATTATGGTGATATAATTACCAGAAAACCTGATTGCTCAAAAATGAATACAATATATACATCAAAATATAATATATCTGATATTATAGGTAGTTTATTATGAAAAAAATTTTAATTATTGTTGCTCATCCAGATGATGCAGAGTTTGGTATGGGAGGTACTATATTAAAACTATCTAAAGATAATAATATAACACTATGTGTGTTGTGTAGGGGGAATAGACCAGGTAGTAAATCTGATATTGAAACGCTACGTAAACAAACTCTAGATAAAAATATTAAGAGTTTAGGTATTTCAAAATTAATACAACATGTATATGATGATGTAAGTTTAGATAAACATTCGCATTTATCTATTAATAATTATATAACATCTGTAGTAAATATAATACAACCTGATACAGTGTTTACAAACTATAGTGGTGATATACATATTGACCATGAGCTAGTATCAAAATCAGTAAGAGTTGCATGTAGACCGAGACCTAACTGCTCTGTAACTTCATTGTATGAATTTTCAATTCCAGGTAGCGGTGAATGGAATTTTAAAGGTATAAATTATAATACATTTTATAATATTGAAGATTATACAAAAATTAAATATAACTGCATTGATGGTTATATAACAGAGTTACAGCAATCGCCAGATCCTTTAAGTAGTGAATACATAAAATACCGTGACTTATATTATGGTAGTATTTCAGGTTATAAACAAGCAGAACCATTTATTTGTATTTTTAATAGATCATGATTTTTAAACGTAAAAAAGAAAATATTATAATAATAGGTAATGGTGAAACAGGTAAGGCAATTTACGATTTATACAGTAAAAGACGTTATAACGTAACTATTATAGATATTGATTCACCTTTGATGACCGTTGATAATATTGATGTAATGAATATTTGTATACCATATAGTGAAAATTTTATACATATAGTTCAAGAATATATTAAACAATATAATCCTAAACTTACTATAATACATAGCACTGTATTACCTGGTACAACAAAACATATATCAACACTTAATATTGTATATTCACCAATAATTGGAGTCCATCCAAATCTATATAAAAGTTTAAAGACATTTAAAAAGTTTATAGGAGCAGAAAATAAACGCAGTCTTAGTTTAGCAAAAAGACATTTTAAAAATATTAAAGTTAAATATAAAATTTTAAAAAATTCTGAGACTGTAGAAACTGCAAAGATACTCTCAACTCTATACTATGGTATGTGTATTGCTTTTCATGATGATGTTGATAGACTTTGTAATGAAAATAATCTACCGTTTAATGATGTTATTACAAAATGGAATACTGAATATAATAGAGGTTATAGGTTATTAGGTAAAACTAATGTAACCAGACCAGTGCTTACCTCGCCGAAAGGTAAAATAGGCGGGCACTGCATTATATCGAATGCTGAAACAATTAAAGGTCACTTTAAAAGTGATGTGATTGAATATGTGTTAAAATTAAAATGAAACCTATATTAATAATTCATGAGTTTGAAGAAAGGTTTTTCGATTTACCTTTAGATCAATATACACTTACATTTGATGACGGTTTATATACTCAGTATGTATTTTTAGAGGAACTTAAAAATATAAAAACAAAAAAATATTTTTTTATCAGTAGTGATATTGTATGCCCTGAAAATATTGAACAAAATGATGAATATATTACATGTAATGAAGCACATAAAAAGGCATTTAACGGTGATTATACAAATTATATGAAATGGTCTCAAATTAAGGAAATTGATGAATCAGATGATTGTTATATAGGGTGTCATAGTCATTTCCATAATATAAAAACAGCGGATTGTGTTGAATGTATGATATCAGATAATCGATATATGTTACAGGATTTTAAACAAAAATTAGGTTATATACCAGATATATTTTGTTTTCCATATAATTACGAAACACCGTTGTATAGAGAAATTTTGAATAAAAAAGGATTTAAAAACTTTTACGGTAAAGATAGAGTCGATATTTTTGATTTATGAAAATAGATGCAGTAACAGTTTCAATTGATTATAGTGATTACCTATTAAAAATAATTTCTAATAAAGAAATATTAAATAGCTGGTTAATTATAACTCATAAAGATGATAGTAAAACCATTAATATATGTAAAGATAATAATATAGAATATATATACAGTGAAAAAATTTATCAAAATGCACAATTTGCAAAATGTAAAGCTATTAATGAAGGTTTAGAATATATAAATCCAGTTGATTGGGTTTTACATTTAGATAGTGATATCAAGCTTCCTGAAAATTTTTATAATATCATAGATGAATATGTAAATGATAAAGAAACAATTTACGGTAGTAGGAGATATGATGAAAATTATAACGATACTAGTATAATGATGGGATTACCACATATAGGTTATTCTGTTGGTTTCTTTCAATTATGGCATTCATCTGAAAAAAATAGATATACTGATCCAGGTTATACTAATACTGAAGGTGATGTTGAACATGACCGTTCTTTTGAAAAAAGATTTATTTTACCTTTAAACTTAATTGATGTACAGGAAATAAGAAATAATCCAAAGTTGAATTGGTATGGTAGAGGAGCTATAGGTAAATCTAGATATAAATTTTATAACTAAGGTTGTTTTATTTTTAAAAAAATGTAAGTATATTATTATGAATACAGAACTTATTAATGATCTAACAGAACAGTATAATATTTTTCAAGAAGAAATTGAAAAATTTAACGAGAAGGGGGTAGGAGCTGCAGGTACAAGAGCTAGGAAGGCTCTTCTAGAGATTGCAAAACTTACGAAAGATATTCGTAAGCAAATTCAAGAGAAGAAGAACGAAGGTAAAGCATAAATAATAATGTGATTACCTTTAAACATTATTTTGAATCAAACAAACCTCTTGGATTAATAGAAACCATAGAGTTTGAAGAACTAGGTCCCATTGAAGCTAAGATTGATAGCGGCAATGGGGCTTACAATGTCTTACATGGTGTAAATATAGACCATAATGGTGATAAAGCTACGTTTGAGACTGTTAATGGGCAGACGATTACCAAACCAGTAGTTGAGTTAATCGACATTAATATCGGATCAGGTAATATAGAGCAAAGACCGGTTGTAGAGTTTGATATTAAAATAGGTGATGAATTACACCCTAATACAAAATTCTCTATAGGTGATAGAACAGAAAACGAGTATAAAATACTCGTTGGTAAGGATTTTATTGAAGAGCTTGGCGGCGTCATCGACGTCACCAAGCAAAACAATTTAGACTAATTAACTCTTCATATCAGCTACAAACTGATAGAATTCACTTCTAGTAGATGAATCACTCATAAAGTCACCAGTAAGCTTTGATGTCTTCATCTCGCAACCATCATGCTTAACACCTCTGAGACATGCGCATGTATGAGTTGCAGTTAACATCACTGCAACACCTTTATTACCTTCGCAAATCTTGCTAATAGCTTCATGGATTTGAACTGTAAGACCTTCTTGGATCTGAGGTCGACGAGCGTAATGCTCAACAATCCGATTAAGCTTACTCAATCCAATAACCTTTCCGTCTGCAGATGGAATATAAGCAACGTGACACCTACCTGTAAAAGCGAGGTGATGATGAGAGCATAAACTCTTAACTGGTATACCACCTTGAAATACCATCCCATCATATCCATCAGACGGGAATGCAGTAATATTAGGTAATTCATTATAGCAACCTGCTGCAATATCATTTACATAAGCTTTTGCAACACGTCTAGGTGTATTATCACTATTAGGGTCTTTACGCCAATCAATACGTAATGCATCCAGGAATTTTTCATAAGCAAATGTAGCATCATTGATGACATCCGCCTTTTCGTTATCTGTTAACGGCATATTACCGTTAGCTGTTGGTAATTTCGTAATTTTAACTCTATCTGACATACATATATTATATATTATTGATTAAATATTTCAATGACCGATAAAGAATTATTTACAAAAGCTGAAAAAATATTTAACTTAAACGAAAATATAGTTGAAAAATGTTATAAAAATGGTCAGTTTAATAAAATACTAAATGAAAATAGTCCTAGTCGTTATTCAAAACCAGTAGGAAGAGGTCGCCGCTCCGGAGGTAGTATTTTAGGAAGTATCGCGCGCGGTGTAGGTAATGTTGTAAAAGCACCATTTAAATTAGCAAAAGGTATCGGTGATATAGCTGCAGCAGGTGGTAAAGGTTATAGAGGAGCTCAGACTGAAAAAGCTCGAATGCAACGTGAGAGAGAAAAGACTAAACAAGAAAGGCTTAAAACGAAAAAATTAAAACAGGAATTAAAACGTAAACCACAAAAACCAGCTACTAGTGATTATGTTAAATCTTCTACAATCTTACCTTCATCAGCACCTAAAACAACCTCAAATAATAATTTAAGTAAGCGTGATAATATATTAAATACCATTAAATCTGGTGATACTATTGCATTAACGTTAGCTAAGGATCAAGATAACGTTGCGCGCATTGTAAAAATAATTAGTGTGAGTGATGATAAGATAACTGTTAATGATACGCGTAAAAAATCGAGTTCAAATTATACCATTAATAAGGGTAATATAAAGGATATAGATTATTTCAGAAAATAACTTAAATCATCTCCTCCCTTCCACCTAAAGGTATTATAAATCATTAGAAATATTAATCCACTTTTTTAAAAAAAATAATTTAATAGTTGAATAATACAATATATACTTCATAATATATATATGAGATATGTATCAACTAAAATTATTCCTATGGGATCAACTGCTTTTCGTCAATGGAGAGCAGATAGTCATTGTAAGTTAATTCACGGTTATCGTTTACAATGTAAGTTATGGTTTACAGCTGATGAATTAGATGATAAAAATTGGGTATTTGATTTTGGTGGTTGTAGAGAGATTAAGAAATTATTAGAGAAGCAATTTGACCATACAACTGTTGTAGCAGCTGATGACCCTGAATTAAGTATGTTTGAGTTGATGTCTACTAAAGGTATGATTGATCTTCGCATTGCTAAAAAAGGTGTTGGTATTGAAAGGACCGCTGAATGGGTATATAATACAGTTAGTGAATATGTAAATGATACAACTGATAACCGCGTACGTCTTATTAAAGTTGAAGTATGGGAGCATGAAGGTAATAGTGCTATATATGAACAAGATGAACTACAAATTATACAAAAAGAAAAAATATCTGAACCGGTATCAGAAATCACTACGAATACTGTAGTAATTGGAAATAATATTACTGAAGTACCAGAGGTTAAAGCAGCTGCTGAAGTTAAACCAGTTATAGAAAAACCTCACCCAGCATCAGGTTTATATAATAAGAAAAGTACAGGTTTTGGTGATCCATTTGCAGGTACATCATGGGGGAATAAAAGTTAATGAGCTTGGGGGACATATATTCAAATAAAGTACAAAAGAATTCTATAGGAATGTCTGGACTTGCTGGTAGTATGCCAGCTACGCGGGAAAGAGATCCTAAATCTATAGAGCTAGAAACAAATGTTTTCTCTCAGATACAACAAGCAATTAAACCACCTGCAGAGACTAAAGAAAGGGTACCTGAACCGGTTATTAATGTACAACCAGTCGGGTTAGAGCAAGCGATGAAAGAATTACTTAACGGTACTGAGTCTTTCGACGATAAACTTTAAGATTTCACTTCGAACTATATCATCTCCATCGAATTTAAAGGTATTAATACCTTCATCGGTGCAAACTGGGTCATCAAAAGCTTTATATATACCTTTAAACCCGCTTTTTTCACCGATATCAGCTTGAAAGGTATCACCAACAACAATATACTTACTATCTACACCAAATCGTGTTAATATAGTAGTTAATTCCGAGTTAGTCATGTTTTGCGCTTCATCAATTATCACGCATGCGTTTTTAAACGTTAAACCTCTAGTAAAGTTAACTGGAATACACTTAATATAACCTTTAGATAACAAGTTATTACCAGTATTACCAACTAACACCTCTTCTAATTTATCAATAAGAGGCATTGACCATGGTGCAAACTTATCTTCTAATTCACCAGGTAAAGCTCCCATACTTCTAGAAGCACTCTCAACGATTGATCTAATATATATGATATTATTAACACTTCTTGTATTTAAAAGCTTTAAAGCAGCAAGAACAGCTAAATAAGTCTTTGCTGTACCTGCAGGTCCATCGACAATACACATTTTATTAGTTTGTTGTAGTGTAGCATTTAAAAACTCCTGCTGTCTTGGAGTTAAATCATACTCCTGTTTTATTTTAAAATCTAAATCCCAACCATCTTTTGGTATTTCAAAATTTAAATCTGTTTGTGCTATGGGTTGTTTCTTTACCGTTTTAGTACTCTTACGAGTAGTTTTTTTTGTTGCCATATACATATATTTATAAAATTTTTACATGTAAAAAAATGTATTTGTTAACAGTTATCTGTAATTAAATATAGTATTCAACTTGATTTGAACCGGAACTATTATATAATTAGTGTATGGTAGATTTAAATAAGACGCTAAGCTTGAGTGATGATCATGTTTTTTATACGATTGAAGGGGAAGGTAAATATATAGGGGAACCTTCCGTGTTTATGAGATTATCGATGTGTAATCTTACTTGTAAAGGGTTTGCATCCGAAGATTCACCTCATGGTTGTGATTCGTTTGTATCATGGTCAGTTAAAAATCGTTATACATATGATGAACTTAATAATTACTATGAGAACAATGGTTTTGTACAGAATCTTAAGGACGGTGCTATACTAAAGATTACCGGTGGAGAACCATTGCTGCAGCAAAAGAGGTTAATGAGTTGGTTAATATCATTTATTGATAGGTTTAAATTTTCACCTCGTATTGATTTCGAAACGAACGGTTCATTAATGCCTCTTCCTGATTGGGCTTCAGTTTATAACGCAACATTTACTGTATCTCCTAAGATGAGTAATAATGGTGATGCAGAAAGACTTAGATATAAACCTGAAGTATTAAAATATCATAACGAACTCGGCTCATGCTTTAAGTTTGTCGTTAATAGTGAAGAAGATGAAAAGGAACTATTTGAGAAATATATCGATATTGGTTTAGTAAGCAGAGAGCGAGTATGGTTAATGCCTTGTTGCGGTAGTAGAGAAGAGCATACTGCTAAATCTGCAATGGTAGCTGAGTTATGTAAGAAACATACGCTTAAGTTTAGTCCGAGATTGCAGTTAGTCATCTGGGATATGGCACTTAAAGTCTAATAAAAAAAAGCCGTAATATATATTACGGCTTTTTTACTATCTATAAATTGTTGTTTAAACGTAACCTAATTGATGTAATCTCCTAAGTGTAGGGCTGACTGAAATAAAACCAGAAGCTGTTTCTGTTTGAGTTGATGCGCCTGATGCAAAAACAAATTGTGTTGAAAAGCGATCTTTATCAATAATAGCTAAAGTACTACCATTATAACCAGCAAATAAATCTAATTCATATTCAGTCCCATTTAATGTAGCAGATGTTGTAACAACGGTAGTATTAGTACCCTTATCATCAGCGTTATAAAGAATTTTTGAAGTATTGTTACCTGCTATACCCGAGACACCGTCAGTTGCAGATCCAGCACCAAAAACAATCTCATTATTAAAAGATAAATTACTCATATTATTATTTAATAAATTATGCGTTAGATTTACCAGGACTTACACGAAAGCTTCGCGATGTTGTCTCAGCTTTAACTGGTTTTGCTAATTCTACCGGAGTTGTAACTGCAGGCTCTTTTGTAAAAAGACTAGCTATCTGTTCAATTAATGTTTTTTTATTAAATCGTCTATCTAATTCAACACCTTTTGTTCTACCTAACTTCTCTAACTCAATCTTAGAAAGCTTTTTCAATTCTGATTTATTCATATTATTATTTATTGTTGAATATATACATATTTAGGATTAAATAATTATCTTATGGATATTCTAGTTACATTAACAATCTTCATTGCTGGTTTTATTACTGGTGCACTTACATTCCGCAATAATACTGCAAAGTCTGAGCAAATCGTTAAGGATACTTTAAAGTTTGCAGCAAAAGCTGAAGAAGAAGCTAAAGAATTAGCAGCAAAATTAAAGAAAAAGAAGACTACAAAGAAAAAGTAGATTATACGTTTTTTCTTTTAATTCAAACCTACCATACCGGTAGGTTTTTTTTACTTTCTACCACCAGGTGTAAAGTAGAATCCTATAATAGCTCCTAACATTGTAATAGATATTAATGCAATGTGACCGGTGGTAATTGCCACAACGGTTTCTGATCCCATAGGTATTTTGATGAGCCCGAATAAGAAGGAGAAATAGTCTTTATTTTCGGGTGGGTTGAAGGTGAGGAGTTCAACACTCGGCCAGACGGTGCAGAGAACCGAGATGACGAAAAAGTTGAGCATCCCGATAAGAGCAATAAGACGACGTGTACCGCGAGTAAAAGCGCTGTTATCGTTATTAGCTTCTCCAAAAACTGCTTTTTGAAACTCAACATCAGCTTTACGTAAGTCCATTTCTCTGAGTATCTCACGCTTCTCTTTAGATTCTTTTGCAGCACCGATCCGATCAAAAATACCGGCGATGATTTTAAGGGTTGACCCCATCCCGGTTGCGCCAAGAGTACTAAGTAACATTGTAATAAGTCCAAACATATCATTTTTATTGTATTAAATATTTATGTGATTACTAACAATTTAACCAATTTAGATATACCTAATAGTAAAAAAATCGATACAAATAGAGTATCTAAAATTATTTCGACCTTTAATAATAAATTTTTAATGCTTCAAAAGCAAAATGGTCAATTTGAATTACCGGGTGGTCATATACAAAGAGGTGAAAGTCCAAACAATGGAGCAAAGAGAGAGTTCTTTGAAGAAACTGGGGTAAATATTAAAAAAATAAATCAAATATCATCTAATAGTTCTCGTGTTTTATATAGAGGTTATATAAATACCAGTATTATTAAATTAAGTTTGGAACATAAAAGCTTTAGATTTGTTTCAGAAAGAGATTTATTTAAATTACCACTAAGTAAGTGGTCTAAAAAGGATTTAGCTTTCTTAAAGCCACGTAAAAAGACTCCTGATCAAGAGGAGCTTGATGGTGAGATTTAAACGTTTATTTTATTATAATCTTCAACAAGAGTTTTAATCTCTGTCTTCATATAGTTTAAACGAATAGGGTACCAAGTGTCATCTTTATTTTTATAGAAGACAACTAACCCGCTACACTTCTTACCACTACTTAATTCATATAAGTATGCGTATAATGAAAGCTGTAAGCAGTATGTATTAAATTCACATACACCTAAATGCTCAACAGGAGCTTTAAAGAACTCGTTATATTCACTAAAGAATCTAAAGTTTTTATTTGTCTTAAAATCACCTACATAAAAATATTCTGAATTCTCATAAATTAAATCTGCAGTACCAGCAATATTTAGCTCGATATTATGCAATCTCATTTCGCAAGTTAACTTCGGAAACTTTTTAAATATATACTCCCACTTCTTATATGAGTCATATAATGTAGTATATTCTTCTTCACGCTTATCCTCACCTAAAAAATCTTCCATTACTTTATGAATATGAGTACCGTAATCGCAAGCTCTATTTTTCTCGGTATTCCATTCCTCAAGTATAAAGTCAACAGTTACACCTTCTCTAGCTGCTACCCGAGTAGCATTGCCTATTGAATCGAACGCAGGTTTATATTTACCGAGTAGGGTAGTAGCTGAGATTAACTCTTTACCAGTTTCATCATCAACGTACTTGTGTTTTTCTTCATTAAATATAACCATTATATAACAATTATAGTATATAGACTTGAAAAGTCAAATTTAGGTATTAAAATAAATATATGAGAATTGCAATAAGCGGAACCGGTAATCAAGGTAAGACTACTCTAATTAATGATTTCTTACAGGAATGGTCAAATTATAAAACTGAAAGCTCTACATATAGAGATAAGTTAGTATCTGAAAAATTACCGCATAGTAAAAATGCTACAAAAGATACTCAATGGAAAATTCTTAATCATATGATTGATGAAATGCAGACATTTAGTGCTGATGATAATGTAATTATGGATAGATGTCCTATTGATAATCTCGTATATTCTCTATGGTGTCTAGAAAAAGGTGTTGGTGATATTGATGAAGAATTTATTACTAAATGTATACCATTAGTATCAGAGAGTATGAAGCATTTAGATATAATCTTCTTTTTACCAATTACAAAATTTAATAATATTAAAATTGAAGATGATGGTGTAAGAGAAACTGATGAAATTTATATTAAGGAAATTGATTATATCTTTAAAGCTATACAAGCTCAATATCAGCAACACCCTCAAGAAAATCCATTTTTTCCAAGAGACGATTCACCTGCTTTAATTGAAGTATTCGGTAATCAACGTGAAAGATTAGAAATGTTAAAGTTATATCTGGATGTTGATGGTGATATAATTGAAGGCGATCAATCAGAATTATTTAACCCAGAAAATTTAGATTTAATGGAACAATTACTTAAACAACAATCTGAAACAATTGATAACGAAAAAGCTCTAAAAGAGCAGTTAGAACAAATTAAAGAATTTAATAAGTTAAATAACTTAAACCTTTAAGGTAGTGATAATATAACATCCATATCATTCTTACCGACTAATAACATATAATATTCCTCAATATTACCACCCTTTGTAATATTAATAGGTAACAATTTTGATTCAATTAATTTAAAATCATTACCACCTGCTGATAATAATAAGTCAGGTCCATTGGTATTTAAATTATCATTTATAAAAAACTGATCTTCAATTATACTAGAAATACTATCAATTTCAGTTGTATGTGAACTGATAGTAGATGCAAATGTAGTATTTTCTAAACCTATCACAAAATCTTTAAAATCAAGTGTGTTTGTAGCAGCTGCTGTTTCAACTAAAATTAAATCACCATTGTTTATTTCAGAAATAATGGGTAATTGCTTTAAACTAATCTTTTCATTTGACATTTTAATTATTTAATATAAAATATATATAATGTCAAAGATTGGTATAGGTATAATAACATGCAACAGAAATGAATTTCTTGCAAACTGCGTTAAGAGCATATGTTCAGAATGGTATGATGAGATTATTATTGTTAATGATGGTGATAAGCCTATCACTACATTTTATGATTGTGATATTATTAATAACAAAAAAAACATAGGTGTATGTAAAAGTAAAAATAAAGCTCTTAAAGAGTTATTGGATAGGGGTTGTGATTACATTTTCCTTGTAGAAGATGATATGAGATTCAAGGGTAACGTTTTTAACGAATATATTAAAGCTAGTAAAGTTACTGGTATAGAACATATGTCCTTTGCTTATCACGGACCAGCGAATAAAGGTAATATAAGTAAAGGTAAACCGAAACCACGTAAAATAATTGATTACGGTGATGTTAAAATTTCTTTAAATCAACACTCTGTTGGTGCAGTATGCTTTTATACTAAAAAATGTTTAAAAGATGTAGGTATATTTGACGAGGAATTTGATAAAAATAATTTTGAACATGTAGATCATTCATATAGATTAGCTAAAGCTGGTTATAGTACACCTTACTGGTGGTGGTCTGATTTGGCTAATAGCTTAGATTACATAGAAGAACAAGCATGCAGTGAAGATAGTTCATCTATAAGAAGAGGTGATGACTGGCAGCAAAGTATTATTGACAGCGCTTATATTTTTAAAAGAAAGCACGGTGCAATGCCAGCATGGAGTGAATGCGTACCAGATACACCTGTTAATAAAGTTATTGAATTTTTAAAGAAAGTAAAGAAATGAAAATAGATGTTATCTTTTTATCCAACACCGTTAATATTGAACAGTATGGTAATACGCAACGTGCTATTAATACTTTACGTATGTCGCAATCTGGTTATCAGACGTCTTGTGTCGATTTTAATATTATAATAGTTGAGAGTAATTCAAAATATCAAAATGAAGGTTTTTGGTACCATGATTGTAAAGTGATAACTAAAGATGAAGAATTTAATTATAATAAATTTCTAAATTATGGCTTAGAAGAATGTAAGAATGATTGGATTATTATAGCAAATAATGATGTCATATTCACACAAAACTGGTTTAGTAAGATAATTGATTTTGATAATAAAAATCCTGGTTATGGTATGTTTTGTCCATATGAACCAAATTGGCATAAAGCTAAAGAAAAACTTTCAGCTCAATCAGGTCAAATAATTGACGGTAAAAAAGATTTTTATGAAGGTTACAGGACGTCTTTTGAAATAACCGGTTGGTGTATGATTTTAAAGAGAGATACTATTAATAAGTGTGAATTATTTGATGAGAGGTTTAAATTTTGGTATCAGGATAATGATATTTCATTAACCCTGCAAAATAAAAATATTAAAAATGCATTAATAACAAACTCAAAAGTATATCATATGGTTAGTCAATCTTATAGTACAATTCCAGATAGTAAAAAACGTGATATGATGGAAAATCAATTAAATGTTTTTAACGAAAAATGGGGCAAATAATAAAATAATATGGCAGTTAATATAATAAATGTTGGTAATCGACAAAATACTATCAAATATACTATCGGTAAGCATTCATATGGATTTATTTCTATCGAAGGTGATCATTTATTAGATAACATTACTGTAGGTAATTTTTGTTCTATCGGTTCAGGTGTAGAAGTAATGGTTATTGGGTGGAGTCACAATACTGATTGGATTACAACATACCCATTTGAAGCATTTAAAAATAAATGGTCAAATGCAAAAAAAATAATACCTTATAAAAGAAGTCCACGGAATATAACTATTGGTAATGATGTATGGATAGGTAAGGGGGTTATGATAATGAGCGGAGTAAAAATTGGAGATGGAGCATGTATCGGTACAAATACAGTTGTTAGTAAAGATGTACCACCATATACTATTGCTGTAGGTGCTCCAATGAAGTTTATAAGGCAACGATTTAGCGATACTGATGTTAAATTCTTACTAGATATTAAATGGTGGGATTGGGAAGATACAAAAATTAACGAATATGTGGATTTAATAAGTAGTGGTGATATAATTGAATTGAGAAAAAAATATGGCAGTTAATATAATAAAAGGTCATGGCAGTTATATTGCTGATACAGTTAAATTTATCGGAGCTGGTAATATAACTATTGGTAATAATGTTCAAATACGGGATTATACAGTTATTGAACTCGGCGCTGGTAATATAACTATTGGTAACAACGTCGTTATAGGTTATAATTCATTTATACAATGTACAGGTACAATTAATATTGGTGACGATATTATAGCTGGCCCGCATTGTGTATTTTTAGCATCATCTCATAGGATAGATGAAAATATCAGCTTTTATGATTCAGCATTAACTAGAGGTACACTTTCTATTGAGGGTAGGTGTTGGTTTGGTGCAAATTGCACAATAAACCCGGTTACGATTGGAAAAAATGTAATCGTAGGGGCAAATTCATTTGTAAATAAAGATATTCAACCAAATCAAGTTACAGGGGGTTCCCCTGCAAAGTATATAAAAAAATTATGAACATATTATTCCATGTAGGTGTAGGTAATAAAGATAGACCAGAACGCTGGACTGCTATCGGTGGTTTCTTTAACGATCTGGGTGATAGCTTAGAAAAATTAGGTCATAAATGTGCTTATTTTTGCCATAGTGCAGCTACTCAAAGGATACGGTCTAATAAACTGCTAGTATCAGACGAGGTTCATAAAATAAATGACATAAACCCAGATATTATTTTTACTTGGAACGGTATTTCAGAAGGTGATCAAAAAATGATAGAAATATATGGACGTGAAAAATTTATTTTTGCTGAATTAGGTTTTTTCGATCATTATTCGACATGCTATTTTGATGCTTGCGGTACAAATTTTGTTTCGATGAATGTTGTTGAAAATCTCGATAATGTGGAACTAGATAACACTTTATTTGAGTCAATACAAAAAAAGTATATTAAACCGAGATTACATGATAAAAATTATATATTTGTACCATTACAAGATGAAGGTGATACACAAATACAAAAATTATCACCGTTCAAAACAATGTATGAACTTCTAGATTATGTTTTAACAATTTATACTAATAGCAATGTAGACATTTTATATAAACCTCACCCTCAATTTAGTCCAAAAATACCAAAATCAGAAAGATTGATTAAGGTAAGTGGTGATGTTCATTCATATATACCATATGCTGATAAAGTCATTGGTATAAATTCTACAGTTTTATTTGAAACACTTTTATATCATCAAAGGGTTATAACATGTGGAATTGGATTACCGTCTAGACGCTTTTTAGATGATAATGAAAGAAAAAAATTTATTATTAATTGCTACAATAAGCAAATGAATCAATCAGATTTAGATAACGTTAATGTTATAAAAACGAGTTGGTTATATAAAGAAATTTTAAGAAGAAGTAATTTAGTGGTTGGATAAAAGTTATTTATATACTATAATTAGTGTATGATTATTAAAGATATTAAGGTTTATGATGGCCCGTTAATTCATAAGAGATTTGCTTACGATTATTTTCGTAACAAGACGCTACCAATTGGTAATATTATCGCTTTTAGATGCCCGATGGATGTGAGTATCGATGGTATGATCGATCAGGAAGATGTACTTCAAGGTGACTATATATATAGTGATGATGCTATTAACTTCTGCTGGGAGATTCCTAATCTAGATAAGTTAGGTGCTGTAGCGTTTCAGCGATTGTTTAACACTCAAATTGCTAATGTACTTTCTTCTAAATATATTAAGAAGCCTATTGAAGTAGACGGAGATGATTTGATGGTACATGCTGAGTTTGAAGGTAGCGATGGTACATTACAGAAGGTCGGTAAGTGTAGTGTAAGTATTACATATTCGAAAGATAGTGTAGCAATCGGACATACAGGTATTAATGTTAATGCAGGTCGTAAAGCTCCTAACTTTGCATATAGTACAGGTTTAACTGATGATCAAACTACTGAATTTATGCAAGATATTATTGATCTTTTTTATGCGATGGTAGATGATATGTTTATTGCTACTACTAAGATCAATCTATAAATGAATCTATTTCAATATTTAAACGGTCTCTTATTTAGTAAGAAAAAGGCAGACATGAATTGCGATGATGAGTCGCAATTTAATCTATTTATGGTTAATAGATGGACGAGTATGTACTCGAAGGAGCTAAATGATTATGTGAATGAGACGACCAATAAATATTGGAATCTTTTTAGTGATAAACCATCTCAGTATAACTATATATATTCAGTATTTCCTAAACTAAAATTTAAAAGA